AGGCAAAGAGCAACCCGATGTCTGACAAGAACTTTGTTGCTGCATTGACGGAAGTGCTCAGATTTTTCCGTGATAACGAAGAGTTGAAGAAAGCCTATGAAATCCAAAAGGATTCATTGGCAGACATGGCTAATGGTTCTTGGGTGAAAGCACTAAAGGACTATGTTTACTCAAAATGTCAGGAAGACGGAGTTGATGTAAAGTTACCTGATATAGATGAACTTATTAAGAAACTAGCTTCTGATGAGTTCATCGAAAAGAAAATCAAAGATATTCTTGGAGATAATGATGTAGATAGCGGAAAGGAGAAATAGCGTATGAAGAAACAAATAATCTTAGACGAACAAGATATTAAAGAGTTTCACGAGGATGCAGAGCATCTACGTTGGCTATATAACAGAATGGTGAGTGAGCATGGTGAAAGCGTTAACTTTTATTACATGCACCGCTTTGCCAAGATATTCAATAAATTAAAGCAATTATAGCATATGAGAATAGAAAACATAAAGTTTAAGGCTAAACGTCTTGATAACGGGGAATGGGTTAAAGGTTCTTTGGTTAATACTCCATTCGGTACATTTATTTTATGGTATGAGGGGGCTACCTGCCATAAAAAGGAAGTTAACCCTGAAACCGTCTGCCAACGTACCGGTATGAGAGATTGTTGTGGGGTTGACATATATGAACACGATATGCTTGAATACGACCTTGGCCCTTTTTCCAAAACAAGAGACGTTATGTGGCTCAATGGGACATACCAGTTGAATTTAGAACCTTTATACAGCTATATAAGCCATGGCATACAGGTAAAGGTTGTTGGTAACTTAATCGATAAGTGCTATTAGAAGATAAATAATGAAGATTAGATTAGCTAAGAAGATAATGAAGAAAGTCTATAAAACCCGATATTGGGCTTATAGATTTAGTTATTACCATGGTAAGAAAGATTCCGGTAAAATAGCAGGAGATCATCGCCTTATAAAGGCAATTAAACTAACAAAAAGATAGTGTATGAAAAAAAGAATATTAGATATGTGTTGCGGATCTCGTATGTTTTATTTCGACAAGCAGGACCCACAGGTACTTTTTACCGACATAAGAGAATATCACGACACATTATGTGATGGACGCAAATTAGACGTACAACCCGATATGATAGCCGATTGCACTAATTTGCCATTCGAAGATGAGACATTTAATATGGTAGTTTTCGACCCTCCTCATCTGTTAAAGGTAGGACAGAACTCTTGGTTATGCAAGAAATATGGTAAGCTGCCCGAAAATTGGCAAGCATTCATCAACGATTCTATCCATGAGGGCATGAGGGTGCTGAAAACAAACGGAACGCTCATTTTCAAGTGGAACGAGCAGCAGATAAAGGTTAGTGATGTGCTAAAGGCTATCACCGATTACAAACCTATATTCGGGCACCGTACCACCATCAAGAACCAAACTATTTGGATGGCATTCATGAAATAAATAACCCACAATCCCCACCCAGCTATCACAGCCGAGTGGGGATTTCTTTTTGCAATGAAACAATCTACTTAAAACCTAATTAATACAACTAACTAAAAATAAAAAAGTAAAATCTATACCAATCTATCTACATATTTATCTAAATCTTTTTCGTACCAAACCAGCTCGGTCCATCCTTTCCGCTTTTTACCCTTTGGCAGCCTGCCTTCTTTCACAAGGCGGTCAAAGGTAGCCCTAGAAACATGAACATAGCCGCATGCCTCAGCCTTGCTGATGGGCTCGTCTTTGTTGGCGATGCGGTGCAGAAAATCTAACATGAAAGCATTTTGCTGTTTGTTAGTTAAGCATCTTCCGCTCTGAATCCGCTCATGAAATTCCATCAGGAGCGAATCAATCATCTGCAGTTCTTCGCTAATCTTCGCCATAAGCTAGCACTTTTTGTTTCTGTACCAGAGAGTAAACCCAATCGCGCAAGCCGCCAGTATGAACAGAAAGGCGATATAGCATCTGCCCAGCGACATCAGCCTTTGCTCGTTCTTCGTCAGTTGTCGCTCTATAGGATAAGGCACGGCGACAGAATCCGTCTTGATGATCGTGTCCGTCTTCACCTTATATATATTATGATACCGGTCCCGGTAAACCACCTTGTTATGGAAAACCGTATCACCTTTCTGAAAAACATATACCGAATCCTTCATGTAGATACTATCCAACTTAGCAAAAGTATCAGTTCTGCATACGTATTCAGTTCTAACAGAAGGAACCTTGATATACTCCTTCGTCTTGCATCCTGTAAATGACAATAGGATAATTCCAATCATCAAGCCGATGCAAGCCCATTTCCAAAACCTTATGTCATACCATTTCATAAGCTATATCTCTTTGTATTCAACTTTAGCTTCAAAGCAAGGGCACTCCTTGATTCTCTCCCAAGGATCCACTACGCCATTATGGTTCTTGTCGGGCGAAATATCCCTGTGCCCTAAGATTTCAGCATACGGATATTTCTTCTTCAGCTGAGTGAGCAGAGTGATAAGTGATTTCTTCTGTTCCTCAGTTCTGTTGTCTACCGCCTTTCCCTTCTTGTTGATGCCGCCAACGTAAGCCACATTGATAGCCGTAGCATTATATCCCTTCACACCGTTGCTAACCATTTCTACCGGAAGCATCTGGTGAATCCCACCATCAGCAGTAATCACGTAATGATACCCTGGGTTATTCCAGCCTTTGCGCTTAAACTCGTCCCAAAGTTCCTTCACGCCCCATTTCTGAGAAGAGGCAGTACAATGAACAAAAATTCTCTTGATCAGTCTCATTTCTTCTCCTCCTTTCCCTGCTCCTTCATAATCTCAGCAAAAGCCCTAGCCAAGTCTTCTTTGTTCTCCAGAAGAATGCTTACTGTCTTCTCCTGCTTCCGTATCTCAGCCTTCTGCCAGCTCTTCTCTCTTACGCTTACAAATTCACAGGACACGCAATATCCTGTCCAAATCATAGAGAAGACAGGGAAGGGGAGAACCGTGCATGCTATCAGGTCTATACAGACCGTCACCATGAAGGGAGAGAAGTATTTCCTCGCCTTGTCGCAAGTCTTCTTGAATCCTGTACTTGTCGTAGCCAGTCCGTTCTCTTTCGCTTTCTTGATGCCGAAGAACAGGTCCACGCCCATAGAAATGATAAGAGCACCCATGCAGATGACAATAACCAATGCCGATCTGTACAGGTGCTCTTGTAAAAATGTATGTACTATCTCTGCCATATATCATTATTTATGATTAATGGCTACAAAGATAAAAGGCTTTTCAATAGCTTTTGCCGTGTTCCAACTTAGCTATTCATATACCACCAGATTTTATCTGTAGGGTGGTTTGTCGATTCATCACAGAGGAAACTGATAGCCAGTTCCGAAATCCTTTTTCTTGTGGTGTCTTTGTTCTTCGACCATTTGCCCACCACGTCTATATGGTCAGCATACATCTTATTCATCGTTACCGCAAAATCCCAGAAGTTGTAGTCCGGTATGTTCCAAGATAGCCGGTCATAATCATCCTTCAACTCATCAAACCCGAAGTAAGGCGCATACTTTTTGTGAACATCGTCATCAAAATAATAGATGTTGGCGATACAGGCTCTGCCCAGTTGTTCGTCAAAGTGATGCTTCCTTTCCATCCAGTACAGCAGATTCCTCTGCACAATCCTCTCTTCTTCCTCTGTAAACCCGCACTCATCGTTTCTTAGCATCCCGAAGGCAGATTCTGCTATTCGATAGAGCGATTTTGATAAATCCATAAGCGTAAAGCATTAAAGTGAATATGATAAACACATGGTGCATCTCTAACTGCTCGGGAGTGATGAACCAGTGCTGATAATACAATCTGATTGCGTTGATACCGAAAAAATAGAAGAACGGAATACGGAAAATCCAGCAGTATCTGAAGAAGAAACTTACCGGTATCATGGTCAGTGGCATATAAATGTATGCCAGTACATAAATCCAGATGATGCAGTTCCCGTTGAAATCGGTATCTAATATTGTTGGTCTAGGGATAATGTCCATAGTCCCATACGCCGTACCAGTGACCTAGCATCAATGGGATGGGTGCCCACTTTGATAGAAGTTCATAGAACCTCCAAATCTTCCTACTCAATAAGCCTTCCATAACTAAGGCTTCCTCCTCTTCCGAGAGAGTCGATTCCTGTTTTGTTCTCATTTTTGTTACGAATTTATGGTTTAATTTCATCTTTTACTAACAGTTATTAGCATATATATATTATTTTGTTGCAAAATTAAACTTTTTCTTTCGTAACACCATGAAAACCAGCCTAATATTAAACTTATTTAAATCTTTATGCGCTTATTTGGTCATATTCTAAATAATATGTATATTTGCAACATCTTAATGTAGCATTTATATGGCAAGAGCAAATTACGAATTGATTGACAGACAGAGGGATGATCTGATGAAGGCGTATCGGGAGATAGCTCCTAATTGCCATTCTCAACAGGAGGCTTGGGAAAAGGTGGTTCATTCTCCTGCACCCAGATACTATGTTTCTCCCAAAAGAGCTTGGGATATACTCCGTAGAATGGCAGTCGGCGATTTCTCAAAGGTGGATAGTATGAAACCGATTCGTCAGAAGTTGTACTATACGCTGTTCAATAGGATGAACGAAATGACGCAGCGAAAGGAGTTCGTGGGCAAATCTTTATGGTTTATCTGCCAGTTCCTTGTTTCTGAGCCTGCACCCGAGTTCTTTATCCAGCCAAGTAATCTCAAATTCATTTTCGCTTACTATAAGAAGTATGGAAAAAATTACAGAGAAATGGACCTTCGTAAGAAGAAACTTTCGAACAAAGCTGGTGCTTAGCATCATCTGCCTCGTTCTGTGTACTTGGCATGTCGGTTTCTATCCCGGTTGCCCTTGGCAGAATCATATCCTGTATAGCTTCTTCCATGTCAACGGCTTTCATCTTGCCGTAAACCTTCTGGTGCTTTGGCAGATAAAGAACGATATGAAACCGGCCACTTCTCTGGCTGTTGCCTCTGTCGCTAGTCTGCTGCCCATGTATGTTAGTCAGCCTACAATGGGGCTTTCCGGTTTCCTATTCGCTTCATTCGGTTTGATGTGGGGTAGGACAGGACGATGGAAAGAGGCATTAAAGAAAGCGATGCCGTTCATTATTTGCACCATGGCCGTGCCGAATGTCAACGGACTTCTCCATCTTTACTGCTTCGTATTAGGCTACATCGTAGCATATTGCATAAATAATATCAAAAACAGATAACACACATATAAAGAGAATCATGTTTTTAAAAATGTATTTCATAACTCATTTTAAAGGCGACCACTCGTGATGAGCAGCCGCCTTTTTCATGTTATCATAAATTAGCGCGTATGAAAGAATTATCTCATTTTGTCTTCTCGTCTGCTTTGTACCTCCACTATACTGCCAGCAAAGGCATCAGCAGCCTTGAAGTTCTGCAGCGTATACTTGAAAGTAAAGTATTTCCAAGGCTTACCAGCTAAGCTTGGCAGCTTGCACCAGTGCTTACAGTCGTTGCTTCCGTATATCTCCAGCCCAATCGTTCCTTCGTCCGAATCAAACAGATGCTTCACCGCTCTCAGCGATTTCAACGTCATGCTGCCGCCCAGCTTCAAAGGTCTGGTCGTAAATGATCCGCTATAGCTTTCCGTATCTTTGTTAATGTCTGGTTTTCCTGTCAACGTGAAGATAGACATGGCAATATCCTGCACAACGCTGTCCGGATAGTCGTTTGCTATTTTGTCAATAGGGGCATCTGCTACAGACATACCGAATGTTCCGTCTACCATATTATATATATAGTATATCTTCTCATTCTCATCAAAGTCCTGCTCTCCCGATTCATTCTCAAACCAACCTTTACTCTTTTTGTATATTCTCAGCAGCGAATCTCTATAGTCATAAGCTATAATGCAATTCTTTAAGAAATTCAAGAAACTTTCTGTCTGCAGCTTCTTAAAGTTCTTTGGAATCTTCCCACTCATTGACGTGCTTACGCATTTTGCGGTACCACCAGATATAGCCATAAGTCCTTTGTCAGATGTAAAGTATACAAGCCTGTCTGTTGGCGTAATACTATCAGGATTGTTACAGACTTCTCTTGAAATAGGATGAACGCTTCCATAAAGACCTTCTGATGTTACGCTCATTGCGTATATTCCTTCGTCAGTAAACACTAACAGAGGATATTGACCGAACTGTCCCTGACTCACTGATTCCGTGTTGGCAACTATTCCTATTATCTTTCCTGTACCTATCGTATTATCGCCCGATGCCTCGAAAACAAATGGATTGTTTACGACAGAAGTAAATATCTGTGAGTTTAAAACCTCAGGAACATTCATGTTTTTTGTCTTTTCCAGAAGTTCTTCTTCTGTTATAGTTTTAAAAGTTGCATCGCCATCTTTTGAAGGAAGGTTGGTAAAAGAATAAGCTCCGTTCAGAAAAGGGTGTTCTGTTAGAGGTATGCTCAGATACTTGCCAGAGCCGTACAATATGATTTCTTTTGCATTAGGATCCGGATAATAAAACCAGCCACGCAAGAAAGAGTTACTTATTTCTATTACACTCATAGTCCAAGTATCTACCCAATTTGATACAATATGCGTAAACATTATATAATTATTATCGCTTGCTGAACCTTCTCTTCCTACGAGCTTTTTGAACCCGGGAAAAGGGTAGCGCTCTACATCATAAAGGTGTAGGCGGTTATTGTAAGTATAAATCTTTTTTGAGGTAAGCTTAGCCCAGCTATAGTAATCGTCTACTTTCAGTTGGCTTTGTGTAGACAGGTTGCTTACTACTCCGTCTGCAATGAATGTCGGCTGCCCGTAATGTGTTCCGTTCACAGAGTAAAGCCATTCTCCTCCTTCTCCTAACCCCTTCGTATTGATTCCGACAGAGAATAATTTATAGAATTGCGTCTTACCTTTCAGTTCTTCTATTATATCTCGGTCCGTTTTGTACGTAGGCTGTATCTCGCTATGAGGAATAATTTTCGAAGGGAGGTCATAATTAAATACATCTTCTTTGTATGATGAAAATCCATAGTTGGCAAATGGCTTTCTATGGGTGTCGTTAGGAGATAAAAAACGCCAGCCTTTACTGATTTCGAACGGAATAACCTGTTCTGTAGCAAAAACGACAATCTCCTTGATGATGTCTTCCCAATCTTCGCTTATCGAACCGAATTTAAATCTAAGCTCACTATATTCAATAAAGTAGAAAATGCTTTCTGTACCAGTCATTTGATTTAAATCTTCATAGTATTTGTTTTCAAATATTGCTGAGCTAAATCGACAATTTCTGTTTACCGTAGGATAGCAGATGATTGGGGCTGTTATTTTCGTATAACTTCCATCATATAGCTTGAATGCACACCTGATAAAAAAAGGAAACGCAAACATATTCTTGCTTTTTACCCAATTAATCGCCTGCATCACATGACCCTGTACGGTTTCCTGGAACTCATTGTAATATTTTGCATCATTAGTTCCATCTGACTTAATCCAAAAATAATAGAATTGACCTGTTTGGATCATGCCACTAGGTTCTGTTCCTCCTTGTTTTATAAATGCTCCGTTCGCATCATAATACATCGTCTGGTTTTTCGTATGGTCAACGCAGTTGCTTACATTCATGAGTGTTCTGTCGTACTCGTCTGGTCGAAACGAACCTGCATAACTCGGTTTCTCGAAAGAAAACTGATATGTTAGTTCAGGAAAATCTTTCAGAAACTTGTAGGTCTTAGACTTGTATACAAAATAGTACAACCCGCCACTTGTAGTAACAACCACCGTATTACCTACGCTATTTACATCATAGATTTCAACATCTATTTCGAATGCTTGCCATGGCCCAGACTCGATAGTTCCATCCTCTTTACTTTTAGCAAAGATAATTTCATCTTTTTCGTCTTTATTGTATTTGCTTTTTTCGTTGAGCATGACGTATGTTCTGTAATCAGCGCCTTTGTGAATATATAATATAGGTCTGCCGTTTGTTACATATTTGGGCTTCTGTACCGCCTTCATTTCTCCATCCTTAAAGATAAATCCGTCACTCTCCAGCAGTTCAGAATCATCTGAAAGCAAGTCGCTAGGTACATTCGTCATGCCCTTGCTAAAGCTCAAAGTTTGTCTTTCTAAGTTTCTTTCCATAATAATTCAACATTTAACATTCAACACTCCCCCTAAATTTTCGCCGCCGTATGAACACCATCGCCACCACGGCTTCTTCTTTCCGCTTTCTTCCAGCTAGGCTTCTCCATGTCCGTAAGACTCACAAAGAGACCGATGCCGGTACTCATTACCACATCATCATGGTTTCCGTTACCCACGATGTTACCCAAGCTGCCATCATCATGTCGCTCATAGATGCGCAACTCATGATACATTTCCTTGTCTGGCTCCTCATACAGATTATCATCAATAAACTCTTCCAAGTTATCAATCACCTGCTGCTTCGTCAGCTTGTTGGTTTGGAAACCATACTTCGCCAGTACGTTGTCTTCCACATTCTCCGAACTGCTCGTTCTCTGATACAGATTATCGTAGTAGTCGGCTATCTCCTGCAGAATAGTCAGAAAGTGATCACCCTCCGTGTTGTTGTTCTTCTCTCGGTCGGCAGTGTTACTCTCTATCACCAGAAGCGCATCATCATAATAATGAGCTAGGGCAGCAGCCATCCATGCCAGCTTATCATGTCTTACATGTCCTCTGTATCTCGCTACTACCTTCGGCTTGCCCTTCACGGTAGGAATCATACCGAATCGGTCTATCACGGTCATAACGGTATAGTCCGATGTCGTACTCTTACCGCCAATATCCACGCTCACCAAGTATCTGTTCTCCACTTGCAGGCAGTTTGGCACAGCCCAAATCTTCAAGTCTCCCTCTCCATCGTCTCTCAGCTTCACCTTCGAGTTCGGAATGGTATTATCATCCTTCACGCTGATGTTCACCACGATGTCGGCAGTAAACTTAGGGTCTTGCTTATACAAAGCCTGCATGTCGTCTATAGAATAAGGATTGAATACCAGTCTACCAGAGTTTCTGAACGCATCTTCCTCATCAATAGGAGCCTCGGTAGCACATGCCGCATGGGTGGTAAACTTGTTTCTGTAGTTTCTGTACCATTCTATTGCCTCAAAACAAGCACCCTTCTGCCACATTCGCCAGAAGAACTTGCCGGTCTCACGGTAGCCCTTCGGACAGGTGCTTCGGTCTCTGTTCTGCAAAAGCCACTTGGCAAATGCTCTTCTGTTCTCTACAGGAGTCATATCCTTTTCGATGAAGAAACAAGGAATAAAGAGGAACGAATAAGCATCATTATTCTTTGGGTCCATTGCCAACTGGCACTTGTCGTAAAAGAAACCAGAGTTACCTCTACCGGTACTCTCGAATATCTCCACGTTGTCTTCCAATGGGTCGATACCACCGGATATAGAAGAAATCACACCCTCAGGATCATGCTCTGGTGTCTTCTTCCAATAGGCTACCTCAGAATAGTGGGCGCAGTGGAAGTTGCTACCACGCACAGAATCGAAGTTCTCGAAGGATGCTACTGTCAGCGTACTTCGTCTGATTGCCTTCACACCATCCGTTACCTGAAAATCGTCGGGAGAATTTTCGTATGGCGAGAACTGAAGTTTTGCGCCCGGATGCCCAACGGTCCACCCCGGCTGCCTCTCCAAAGCTTTTCGGTACATCGCCTTAATCTTCTTGGCTGTATTCTTCTGTTGGGCAAGCACAATAGCATTCCAACCATCGCGCCTGTAGTCCTGAATCCATTTGATGTAAAGCTGTGATAGGGTAGAGCCGCCCCACTGACGTGCTTTCAGAATAACCACGAACACCGGTTTATGGGCATTCCGCAGGTCTTCCATAATCTTCAGTAGCTTTCTCTGAGGATAGTTCAGCTTGAAAGGAATCATCTTACCGGTCTTCTTATCCTCAATCTTATCGGTCACGTATAGGGCAAACTCGGGGTCTTCCATGAACCTCACTCTGCATATGGCAAAGGTAAGCATCTGAAAATGCTGGGCATCATCCTTCTGGTGTAACACATAGTTGATGTAGTCTTTCAGACTGCCCATCTTTCTCAGTCCTCTGAACAGAACAGATTTGGCGGTCTTCTTCGGAACCCACATCTTGGGAATGAAGAAGTCGGATAGTTCAATCATCACACGATGCTCAAAGTTATAGCAACCTTCACCCGTCATAGGGTCGTAGGTGCCATAAATCTCATCGTATCGCTCCTGATTTTCCGCTACGAGATTATCTATTTCCTGTTCAGTTACTAGAGCCATCCGTTAAATCGTTTAGTTCCTCAAAATCTGCATCCTGTATCTCGGGTGCTTTGCTTATATCTAGTACGTCTGCCTCGTCTTCGTCCTCTACGGTTGTCATACCGAGTGCCATAAGCTGCTTGAAGTCTGCATCTATTCCGTGGGTAACGCTTACTTCTGTCTGCTTTGGTATCATATGCTTGGTAAGGTCTTTGTAGATGGTGACGTATGTCTTAGGATCATACTCTGCCAGTTGGTTCATACAATCCTCAAACTGTTCTTGGCTCCTTGCCAGCCAGTCACGTATATATTCTTTTTGGGCACTCTTTCTTGCAGGGAGAAGTTTCTTTACCTTCTCCTTCTTCTCTTTCTGTATCTCCCTTACAGACTTAAATCCATCCATTTCAAAATCTTCCATACGCTCGCTTTTTTATTATCCGAAGGGTTTCAGAGTATGAATCATGCTGCCCGGCTTGGTAGAGTTGGCGCAGTCTATGATGTCTATCTCCAGTTCGTCCAGTTGGTTCATCTGGTCTATAGTAAGAGGGTCCTTGCTCGTCAATGTGCGAATATAGTATTCGTATAGCGCACCGGTCACGATATAGTCGTGTATCAGCTTGACGAGTGCATCATATTTGGTATCATCCCAATAGTCTGGAAATTTCAGCCATATCTCCTTCTCATCCCATTCTCTCAGGGCATTATCTCTAACCCTTCCTTCTGGTTTCATTACATAGGCAGACAGATTCGCTTCCACCTTATTAATATACTTGTCAAACCATCGGTAGAAGAGCGGGCGCTCCTGATCGTTCTCACTTGTCGGAATGTCTTCACCTTGCGCATCCTTCATGTTCCGTCTTGCTCGTCCTACCATATTGGTGTTTGAATCTATGTCATACCAGAGCTGGGTGGCATAGATAAAGATGTGTTTATCCCAATAGCCGTGCCCTGCTATTCGTGGCTTCGGCAAGAAAGGATTTGGCTCGGGCTTCCATCCTCTCTCTCGGATAAAATGTGTTGGGTGTAATTTATTAAACTCCATCTTATACCTCCTTTGCTACGGTTGCTTCTACTTCTACTTCCAGTTTATCGCTGTGTCTAGAGAATAGAGTGATGGTTGCTACACCTGTATTGATAGGCTTCAGCCAGAAAGCATGTGGCTCTTGACTTCTGTGTACTTCCAGTATACTAGTGTCGCTGCTTCTTGCCTCAATATCATCAATGGCTCCATCGTCAATAGAGTAGGATAGGGTAACTTCCATATCGTCAATGCGTATGGTTACGGCTCCGTCCTCTTCGCTTCCGTCCACCTTGGCGGTCAGATGTTGGGTGTATGGAATAGTAGGAACTGCAGGACCACTCAGAACGAAACATCTGCGAATATTCTGTTCGTCAAATGTCAATGACTGCAAGTAAGGTTCAGCCTGTTTAAGGTTGGTTGTTTTTAACCACCACTGGTATATCATATAGTCCTCTACATACTTTGCTACCAATCTTGCCAGAGTGTCAGAGAGTGTTCCGTTGCATCTGCGTGATACGACAATAACAAACTCTACTATATCATCATCCTTGTCATTGTAGTATATAACGTTATCGCCTGATGTCTGAGCGTTTGGAGCCAGATAGTCCGCAAGTATAACCTTTGTTATCTCCAATGCTGATTGAAAATCGTGCGTCAACGTATTTTCGTGCACAGCCTCGTCGCCAGCTGCTTCATTAAAACTCATCTTGATGGCTCTATCATCTGTAGCACCATCTATCTTAGCCTTTAGGTAGGTTGCCCTCTTAACCTCGTCAACTACTACCGATTTGATAATTTGAAATTTTAATATCATATTTTTCCTTATTTAATAGTTTCTAACTGTGGGTCACTCTCCATGGATCCTGTCATATCTTTCAGTGTTTTATCTCCAGCCGAAGGAGCCTCTTTGTTAAATACCAGTTTTATTGCAGATTTCAAAAGCAGATTTGCTTCATCCGAATAAACTTTAGCTTGCTCTGTACTGCTCAAAGTTAGCACCATGTAGGCTGTGTACGCCCTTACATATCCCATAAAGCAACTTTCGAAAGCATTCTTGTGTCCTTCGTTCAGTCTGGTTACATTGAAAGTTACTGATGCGGGGAGTGAAGAATCCAGATAGGTTTTTACTACTGGTGCCATTTCGCCGGCAAAACTTCGAACCGCTGATTCGATGTATTGCCTTATCACCATTTTCTCTACAGATGATAGGGTTGTGCTTCCAAACAGAGAAACACCATCCTTGTCTTTCAGCCTCTTTGCGATAACTGAAACCTGCTTCGTCACATCACCTTCGATGGACTCCATGCTGATTGTTACTAATTTCGTTTCTTCTGCCATACCTTATGCTGCTCTGTTATATCCTAATGCACTCTGTGCCTGTGCTACCGCATTCTGGTCTGCACCCTGCACAATTCCGTTTTCTACCTGACCACCGCCTTGCTGCATAGCCATTGCCTGTTGCTGCTGATACATCTGTTCAAGCTGAGCCTGCTGCTCCTGTACGCTGGCAAGCAACTTGTCTGCAAATGGCGCATTGAGGTTCTGCAAATACTGGATGATGTTGATACCTCCAATTTCAAGAAGCTTGTCGAGTGTATCGTTCTGCATCGTGTTGAAGGCTGCTGTAGCTGCTGCATTCTTGATGCTGATCTTGAAGTGAATATCTCTTGCCGAAAGTCGGTCATATTTGTAAACCGTATTGAAGTTCCGGTCGTAAACTTTTCTTCCGTCTTCGTAGTACTGTTGGATAGTCATGCACTTCTTGGTTGCCAGTTTCTCCGTAAACACGTCCATGTCGGCAAGGATGGTATACAGAGACGTAGTTGCATTCTGGCTTTCCTGTGCATATCTGGCTGCAGAAGTTCCTGCCGATGGGGTTTTACCCTGCAAAGCACCGCTCACGTTGGTAACCTCTCTAATCAGGTTCAGCTCTATCTGCAACAGTTCATTCGTACCGATGTTCACGGCATTCGATGTGATAATCTCCGGCTTCGCATTCGGCGTCTTCACAGATGGCTTGTAGAATATCCATCCATCATACTCTACCGCCTCTTCCATAAACTGCTCCGGTGTTCTGCCGTTAAGCACATTAGTAGGAATCATCTTGAATCCCTTGAAACTGCTTCTGATGGCCATGTCGTTCATCACAATCAGTCGGTTGATGTATCGCTGCTGGTCTATGATGTTGGCAAGGAATGGATGAATCTCTCCGTTGATATACGGATAGAGCTTCATTGTAAATGGATGGCTTTTATAGTCGTATGGTGTTTCTCCCTGACAGAGGATAGTTCCGTCTGGTGCCATATAAGTATAGTACCAGTACTTATCGGCAATCTCTTCACTTGTAATATAAGCTCTGTCTTCTTCCGCTATACCCATTTCGTCATACTGCTGCTTGCGCTTCATGTTATCGTTACGCAGCTTCTGTATCATCGCAGTATCATCCAAGTCTATGCGGAAGTAAGCGCCGGTTCCTGTAGTTGCAATAGGGTCAAAGCATTGCAGTCTTGGTTTGGTTTCCGTGGTCCATACCTCAATCACTCTAGAGTAATGTCTTCCCTTGTTGCTATGGTCGAAACAGAGATTCTCCAACGCCTTCTCTTCGTTAAACTCATAGCCGTAGCTGTTATCGTCCGAAGGATAAATATCAAAGATGGCGTTCAGATCATCTTCTGTAAGCCCATATTCCTTTTTGGCAAACTTCTGATACAAGTCTTCTCGGCTCACGTCATGCAGAACACCGATAAGACTCACGTCATTGTGTCGTGGGTCGCTGCCGCATTCAAAAAACATGTGGTCGGGTTCCATCGCGTCCGTCCATGAATCTGGCATTTCAAGTTCCTTTGCCTCCCAACTCTCCCTTACAAACATCTGGCCACCCATCAGGTAGTCTTTGATAGCGTGGTTCAGAACATCTTGCATGTACGTTGTCTGCCAGTTGCATTGCATCGTGGCACTCATCATGTCGCTCAGTTGTCGGGAGTCGCTGTCTCTTGCAAAGCAGACCGGTTCCGTACCCTGCTTGGCATAAAGACCTGCAATAGATTCCAGAATGCTCACCATGATGTTGTTGCTCATAGGTGTCTGGTTGCGTTTCTCCATATAGGTGCGCTCTGTCATTTCCTCCCAGTAGCCATGATGGTATACTCTGATGGTGTCGCTCCATTGGTCGCCCATACAGTAGCGCATCGTTCTCGCCCTCGTTTCTCGCACACCGCTCAGGTTATTCCAAGCATTTCTGCATCGGCTTAGTAACTCCTCGTCCTTTCCGTGTTCTTGTCTTCGCTTGCGAGCCTTAACCGAGTCATACTTGTTATGTTGAGGCATCACTTTGCTAAGTGTCAGTATTCTTGCCTTTACCATTTTCTTATACATTATTAATTATAGGCGCAAAAATAGGCAAAAACATGGCTTTCTTTGCCGTGTTCCAACCAACAACCAAGCGCAAGGTTGGAGCACGGCAAAACATCTTCAAATTATTTGCATTTTTGCCGAAAAGTTTCAACAATATAGAGATATGACAAAAGAAGAATTAGCACAGATGAATGAGGAAGGTGGTGCTCAACAGGCCACACCTGCTGAGGCTGCTACAGATGAAACGTCTGTAGATGAGCGCCCTAATCGTACAGCTTTCTCCAAGCGTTTCTCCAAGCGTCACTCAGACATCGACTTCGAAGACAAGGAAGCTCGTTATGCGGCAATGAATGATGATGCTGATTTGCTCGGACAGTACGAGGAGAGCGGTAAGGCGTTGTCTAAAGTATTCGATAAGCACAAGTGGCTCGCTGCTCTGGCAATGGATATGGAGAAAAATCCGGATGATAATCCGTTTGATGCGATGGCTCGCATGGGTATTGACATTAAAACCTTGCTTGATGATCCTGAAGGCGGCAAGAAACTCGCTGAGATTCTCGCCAAGCACAACGAGGACGTGGCTGAACAGAACGAGGCTACCGAGAAGGTTACTGCCAACATGCGCAAGTCGCTTGAACGCCTGATGAAGCTCTATCCCGATGATGCACAGGATATGTGGTCCCAGATTTACGAGATTCACGACAAGGTAGAGAGTGGCGATATTTCAGATGATATTTGGAAGATGCTCCACAATGCCAACAACTACGATTCCGACATCAGTTCGGCACGCGACGAGGCTGCTATACAAGCCCGTAACGAAAAGATTCAGAATAAGGTTCGCTCTTCCAGCACAGAAGGTATTCCTCCTTCACTTTCTAGTTCGGGTGCAGGAAACAAACCGGCAAAGAAACAGAAACGTGAAAATTTCTTTGATGATATTAGAAGTAATTAATCCATAAATATATGTATAAAATGAAGAAAAATTGTTTTAAGAATTTTATGAGCGGTCAGTTCATCATGAAGATGATTCTGATGCTTGTTGCCGTAGTTACAGGTGGCGGTATGATGGCTGTAGCAGACCTTGTAGAGCCACAGATTGGTAACGAGGGCGTAAATCCTGCAAGTAAAGAGACTGTTGCCACAAAAGAGCCAGTAGACCCTAATGCCAGCGACAGACTTAGCCCCGGTGGAAGGAAAGATGGTCAAGACCTTACAGGCTCTCAGGCTTCTAGTACACAGCTTCGTGAGGGTGGTTTGCTTGATAAGGAGTGGGATAGTGAGATTGTTAAGTTCTATCCTTTCAAGACACCGCTTCTTTCTATTGTTCGCCGTATGGCAAAAACAGTAAATATTAAGAACTGGTCAATCTCGCATCAGCGTGTTGGTGGCGAAACTCTTGATGGACAGACTATTCAGAAAATTGAAACTGCTGACACCATCGAGATTAATTCAACGAACTTCTCTGGTTCTATTCGCCCATTCTATAAAGGCACTACTGTTTTTGCTTCTGGTGTTCCCGGTTATGCTGCTGGCTCACAGACCAAGACAGAGGGTACACTGATGCTTTATGTAATTGAGGCTAACGGTAAAAAAGCGGTTATGCAGGCTGTCAACGGAAAGCCGAAGGTTAGTGGAGACTCAAGAGACAATCTTGACAACATGACTTGCCCGGAAATCCCTGTTGGAACAACGTTCCTTGCTGGTGCATCTGCAGCTTCTGAGTCTCAGCTCACCATTACACCAGAAAACTTCCAGCCACGCGAGAAAGAAGTGTATGTTCAGAAGAAACTCTTGAACATCGTATTTACAGATGACTACGAGAAGGTAAAGAAGGAGCAGCCTATTACAGTTGCCGACTTAAAGACCGATGCTATCATCAAGTATAACCTACGTGCAGAGCGTACTTATTTGCTTGGATGCAAGTCTCGCTTCAAGGCAGAGACCGGCGACGGACAGATTGAAGATGTCTATACCTCTGAGGGCATCATCAATCAGCTCACCAACACATACTCCATCGGTGATACTTATACGCTTGGCGATTTGATTGCTATTTCCAAACTCCAGTTCACAGAATTCTCTGAGAATGATCGTTGTTTTGCCTTCTGTGGTAAGAATGCTATCGAACGTTTGGAGAATATCAAGTTGGAGGGAAGCCATCAGAACGACTTCATTAATCACAACGAGTTCGACCTTACCTTCAAGCGATTCAAAGACACCTTCGGCTCTATTGATTTTGTTTGGACTCAGACTCTCGATCTCTTGGGTATGTCAGACTTCATGGTTATCTTTGACCCTAAGGCTTCTCGCCGATACGTCAAGATTGGCAAGAAGGAGCAGACCAATGATATGTCTAAGGGAGGTGGCGAGGTCCGTGACGCTAAGCGCTGGATTCATCAGGAGGCAGATAGTGTAGCACTTCGTGGTTACAACTCAATCTTGGTTGGTCCTGCTGATAAGATTGCTAAGATTGCCACAGAGTCACTTAATGCCATCATTTCTGCTAAGGAACTTCCTAAGGCTCCATCAAAAGGTATGAAGGTTGCGCTCACGCAAGACTACACCGTAAAGGGTGCTAATTCACCTACTGATGATGTCAAGTATGAGGCAGGTACAGTTTTGTACTATACTGGTACCGCTTGGACTCTCTACGCAGGTCAAGATACAGCGCAGTAAATTATCACAATAAACCATCGGGGGCAGGAGCATGTTGCCCTGCCCTCCATTTATCAAGAATAAATATGATTAAGACATATAAAGCACGAGTAAATCAAAATAGCATTAGCTATCTGCTTTCAGGTAAGCAGGGCAATCAGGTTCGCTATCCTTTCGCAAATGGTAATGTTATTATTAATAAATATCCTTCACTTACGTTGCGAAACCGATACTGTCAGGAACTTCTTGAGTCTAGCTTGCTTTTTGCCAACAATACTATTATTCTCGACCATGAGGAAGAAGAGTACCCTGGCGAAAAGGCTAAACTTGAAGAGGAAAAGAATGCCGCATTAAAGTCAACCAAGAAGACTACAAAAAAGTCACAGAAAGAGGAGGTAGCAGGCATTCGTACAGCGGAAGAAGTTATTAATTACATAAACAACCGTTTTGATAAAGATTGCAGGACTCTTGAAACTGCCATGAAGCATGCAGACAAGGCTAGTCTTGTTTTCCCAGATTACGGCATGGAGTAATATATATAATAAGGTGTAAATGAGTATAGAGGAAATCATAAAGGCAGTACGTTGGTGCATAGACGAGGAATCCAACAACACATCGGAAATTGCCGATGAGAAGGATGATTTGTATATGGACAACATCATCAAGTCGAAGATAAACGATGCGCTGCATTGGATAGCTATTACTGCTGCATCTTCGCCTGCCCTGTCCGATTCCAAGAGTATAGGCTCGACTTCCGACACAATTCAGGTGTCCGATTTTGATTCTAATCATAACATCGGTGTTATCACCATGCCTTCCAATATGGAGATTATTACCATCAACCGCATTCGTGGCGCTTCTTGGTATAAGGCAGTCACCCCAGTAGAGGACACCGATGATGAAGCTCTTATGATGTACGACGATACCGCCAATGGTACCATTGATCGCCCACAGGCTGCCATCATGCGAGAGAATCCAATCAGGATCCTCATGCAGCCCAAGACTTCAACGGCGGTCATTACCTATGTGGGCGTACCTAAGTCTGTGAGCACAGACGCTTCCACAACAGATGTTTCCATTCCAGATAAACTAAAGAATGCCTTCATCTATTATATCGCCTTTCTGCTCCTCTCAGCCTACGATGATACCAAAGCTAGCCAGATGTACACCATCGCCCTGCAACAGCTAGGCGTAAATCAAACCTCAAAATAAAGACGATATGGAGAATGTAACAGCCACATACGATGCCAATGAACTTGCGTGGGTAACCCCAAGCCTTACTCTTCGCCGTGATATTTTCCTAAGAATCACGCTAAGGGAAAAAGGAAAGGTGGTTATCCGTCAGTCAGATGATAAGGGAAATTTCCCTCGCATCCCAATACGTCGCCACAAGGACACCCAGTCCTTCGAGTTCCGTATCTCGGTCATTCCCGATACCGTCCAAATTCAAATATTCACTTCTACAGAACCAAAAGAAATAAAATATGCCTACATTTAGACAAGATGAAAAGCTTGGAACGAAGGTGCCGCTGATTAAGACAGCCGACTTCAACGACAAGTCTGTCACAACAGAGAAACTTGCCGAAGGTTCTGTTACTAATTCAAAGTTAGCACCAGAATCCGTTACACAGGATAAGTTCGACAAGGAACTGCTTCAAATCTTCGAGGCGGCAGCAGGTCTTCCTGAAAATCTCATAGAGACGATACAGAATGTAGATAGCACGCTTGCAGATCATCAGCGGCAAATCTCTTCTAACGATGATGATATTTCCGACCTGCAAACCAAGACCAAGCAAATCAAGGACACCGTAGATGGCATAGCTATCAGTGGTGGTGCATCTGTAGGTTCGGCAGTAACCTACGACAACACACAGAGCGGTCTTGATGCTCAAAACATTCAAAATGCCATCGACGAACTCGTCAATAATCTCGGTCACTACGAAACCAATGAGGAATGGTTGCGTGTCTACACAGATGCAGAAAACAAGTTCCTTTGGGGAATCCGTGTAGATGGTAGTATAGACTGGGCAGTCGGTATTCCTCGCCCTATCCAGAAGAAGATAGAGGAACTGATCGCTACCGATACCGCCATTCAGGAATCTATCACCCAGCTTCGCACAGAGTTGACAGAATCTCTGAATAAGAATATTAAGTCACTCAAAGACAACGAAATCAAGAATCTTCAAGATACAAAGGTAGATAAAGAAGAAGGCAAGTCTCTAATTGAAGATGAAGTAAAGGAGTGCTTTAGGGTAATTGAGAACGAGGAGTTCATAAAAGCGATAGTAGATGCTGATGATAAGGTTCTCTTTGGCTTCTACAGAGCGACTGGCAAGCCGTACTATCCTCAGAATGATATGTATCACATATCACAGAGCGAAGAGTTCCTTTGGGTAATTCTTGATGCAGTTAATCATCCTCTTCTTGGTATTCAGCAAGATGGTACTTGTTGGACAGCCAAGGCTCAGTGGCTTGATGATGTTAATGCTATCAAGGATGTTCTTTCAAGTATTGATGAAACCCTCAAAACCTTCCAGCCAAAGGAAGATGGTAAGGGCTTGATAAATCTTGATGTTGCTGACAGCTTCTTCTATATCTCTAATGATGAGTATATCATCGCAGTAGTAGATGCAGAAAACAGAATCATTGCAGGAATCAAGTATGATGCACAGCCATACTTTCCTAACCATGAAATGTACTCCGTAATAACCAATGAGGAATGGCTTTATGCTATCATTGATGCAGAGAACAAGGTTCTTGGTGGCTTCCGTTCTGATAATGGTCACATGATTGTTGGTGGCATTGATATTAGTACTTCTATCTCCGATGCTATTATTGATATATCAGACATCAAAGAGCGTACAGCCCATCTTTCTGCAATAGATAATGATGAATATCTTTCTGTTGAGACCGATGCAGATGGTAAGGTACTTGGATATACTGCTCCTGATGGTAGTCATTATCTATATAAGGTAAAGTCTGAGACTATTCCAACAGAGTTCTCTCATATTGAAGACCCTGAGGGCAGAACCGAGATTACAACAGATGCTGCTGACAAGCTGCTAGGATATAGAGAGAAAGATGGCACAAAGTATGAATACAAGCAAAAAGTGGAAAATATGTCTGTAAATCATTTCTCAAAACTTTCACAAACGGCATGCCAAGACATCGTTAATTCTCTCTCTGCGTATGGACTTACCTTAGAGAACAAATTGGACTTTAGCGATAATACGGACATCTTTATTCCTATACCAAGAGGTGTGGCTGTAGTCAATATCATTGCAGACTCATTAGCTACCTCAAAGACACAGAACAAAGATGCCATATTGGAGTTTTGGGGAAGTGGTATATATTTCCGTAAAAATATCATCCTTAATGCACAAGGAGAAACTTCTATGAATTTTGCTAAGAAAAACCAGTCTCTTGACTTTAAGGATGGAACTTCCATTAAATTTGGTGACTGGGTTTCGCAAGATAGTTTCCATTTGAAAGCTAATGCTGACGATGTATTCTGTGGTCTAAACAATGTAGTATATAAATACGCAGACTATGTAGTTGGCAAAACAGATACAAGAGCAAATAGAGTTCTTTGCTCAGCAACTACTAGCTATCAAAACGCTAGTGGTAATTTCAATGCTGATTTCGATGATAATGCCAAGTGCATGCCTGATGGATTCCCTATATCTCTGCATCTTAATGGAGAGTTCTATGGAATGTATTCATGGAACATGAAGAAGCATCGTGCTAATTATTCTATGGATAAGAAGGACTACACCAGCATTATGATAGACCCAGATAGACTGACATCTGAGACATTTTGGAATGGTACTATTGACTGGTCAAAATTTGAACTGAAAAATCCTAAGACATTGATATGTATGGATGGCTCAAAATATGATGGTGATAATCCTAAAGAGTTGATTGATTCAACATCAGAAAAATATGATGAATCAAATAAAGACATGAAGAATACTGCCATTACAAAATCGTTACTTGTAAGACTTTCCAATGCAATGCCTGCGATAAATGCTTTAACAAGTGAAGAAGAGAAGAAGGCTAAGTTCAAGGAATTGTTTGATTACGACAATCTGGTTGTATATTTCTTTGTTAGCAATGCCATTGGAAATTATGATGGTCTTTGGGGAAGAAATACTGTGTTTACTATTTACAACGGTGGAAAATGTGGTTTTAACTTCTATGATTGCAATGCAGTTTTCGGTCGTGAGGCGAGAGGGTTTTATAATATAAAGCCAGATGAGTTAGAAAAAGCCACTGGAACACCTTTCTCTATGCTATTTGACTTGTTCCAAGATGAATTATCTGCGAAGTATAAAGTTCTAAGAGATAAAGGTTTTATTTCCACAGATACAATCATCAAATATCTTGAAGATTGGCTAAATATACTTGGGACATATTCTATTAAAAAGAATATGGAGAAGTGGAACAATATAGTCTCTTATCGTGATGGAAGCAAAACATACCCATCATATCCACAAGAATACGGCTTTTTTGATTCTCTGGAAAGGTGCAAAAAATGGCTAGAGCAAAGAATCGCTTTCATGGATAGTACATTCAATTATAATGTTAAACAATAAAATTTATATAAAATGACACAATGTTTAGTAACTAAATTAAAGGGAACGGTTAACAATGATAGCCTTCCTAAGTTAGGAGAATTGATAATTGAAGTTAACAATGTTTCTTCAAAAAATCTAGAGTTGACATATACTGGTGTAAATATTAGAACTTGTGGAAATATTACTATTTCTAACACTGAATACGATTATGCTAAGAAGGTAAGTGGTACTGGGAAAATATTTCTTTCAAGCGAAGGCGAAGAAAATCAAGTATATGAAATCAAGACTTGGGGAGAAGAAGGGTTTAGCTTCCCGAACTTGAATAGTTCTTTTCTGAAAAATTGTAGCATCTTGTATATTTCCAACAGGGGATATGATACTCCATTGTCAAGAAGTAAAAATAGAATAAATCTCAGCAATACAAACGTAATTGGAAAGTATTCTGATTTTACAAATTCTGAAATTATTAGCATCTCAAATAGCACATGGAACGGGGGAGAAGTCTTTGACATAGACCAATTACCAAACAACTCTAACTTAACTCTAATAGAGTTTTCTAACATGAATGTAAAGGGTGATATTTCTAGGCTTAATGCAACTAACTACCCAAAAACAACTTCATTGAAATTTTGGGGTAACAAGAATGCAGAAGGCTTGCATGGTGATATATCAAAACTTACTCCAAACGGAAGTCTTGTATATCTAACAAGAAGTTCAGCAGGCTATAGTTGGAATAATAGACCTTCTAACTATAAAGTTTTAGCTATGTCTGGTGCCAACCTCAATAACGATATTGATAAAATGCTAATTAATCAAGCCTCTTTGGAGGTGGGCAGCTCTTATGAATATAATAACATAAGTGTTATCGGTACTCGTACATCAGCATCTGATGAAGCAGTAGCTACATTACAAGGTAAGGGATTTACGATTAGCGTCACACCTGCATAAGGTATCATAAGTCCAACATTAAAGTAAAGAAAGGAAACAAGATATGAATAAGTTAACAAAGAAGTATAAGGTAGTACATGAGGGAATCAAGATGGTGCTCCCTCTCACAGAGGAAGGTGACAATGCTGAGGTATTCCCAGCAGTAAATGCCACCGCAGTAGAGTTTGACACATACTCAGAAGCTAAGGCTTACGTAGATGAGCATAACTTGGTGTATGAGGAGCCGAAGTATGGGGAGTAAATCATAGATAAAGAAGAAGGGAGTGTTGTTTAGCACTCCCTTTTCTTGTATTTATTCTTCAAGTTTTCTGTTCCTATTTTAACTTAGGCAAACTATCATCATCTACTGTACCAAGCAGTTTAATCACCAAGCATTTATTTTCTGGCTTCTCAAAGCATAAACCAACAAAAGCAAGAAACAGAAAATCAACAAGAAGCGCTAATACACCAAAAAAGATATAATCATAAAATGGTCTTGATGCTTTAAAAGCAACTACCATTGCAACAAATCCTGCATCAATGATGATGCAGCCAAGTATACCTATAATATAAGATATAATTTTCTTCTTCATAAGTTTGAATATTTAATTTGCTGCAAAGATAACTAATTATTTCGGTTTGTCTCTATCAATTAACATTATTAACACTCGAAACATCAAAGAACTTCTCACACAGACTCCCCATCATATAACATGGTTCCTCGCTCAGCATATCAATTCCATCCTGCTCACAGATATGCGATACCACATGAAGAAGCTCATGACCGATGGTGTTGATGATGCTGCCATTAGATTCACACTCCCCGATGGCAAGTACACTTCTTCTTTCTGATAGGTTGGAATAGGTAAGACCCCTATCTACACTCTCCTTGATTAGATGTTCGTAGGCTTCCGATAAAGGATTTCCGTTGCAGCCAATATCCGAAAGAGCATGGCATATCTCATCGGCATCAGGTGGCTGATAACCTATGAAACATACTATGCTCCAATCGTACTTCGGAAGTTCAATCACTCTTCTCATCATAGCACATCTTCCCAAGGAATAGGCACACCATTATGGCAGCAGTCGGCATAAAATCTGTTAAAGATAAAGCCATCCTTCTGGTCGGCATCATCCACCATATCCTTGATGAACTGGGCTAGTTGCTCCTCATCCTTGATGGAAGACTTGTAGAAGTCTGCCCTCGCCATATTCGCCACATATACATGGTCATAGCCTATCTTATTCTTTACCTCTACTCCCTGACCAAGCAGAAGGGCATCCACCTTCTCCTTATCCCAAAACGAGACACTTACATCACGCTTGGAGGAAGGGTCATATTTGTACATCAGGCTCACCGCCCACTCGCACATCTTCTTGCTGAAATGATAGCCATTGTATCTGAGATAAGAAACCATTCCCTCAGGTTTGAGGTCATACATATCCAATGGCATTCTGCATTTTCCCATATTACTGAACTGAATATTAAAGGGAGTCTGGTTCCGACATAAATGTCGCTACCAAAACTCCCAAGTTAAACATTAGCGACCGCCACCATTGTAGCCGCCACCACCTCTTTCACCATAGCGGTTAGGGTAGTTCCAATCATCGTTCACGTTGTTGAATCTACGTCTGTTCTCACGCTCTTCACGTTCCTCACGCTCTCTTCTCCAATCGTCACGATAATCAGGCATACGCTCACCCATACGCTCCTGCTTTATCTTTTTGAGACAAGACATAGCCTTGCTACCCAAACCAAGCATGGATTCGATGTTGTCATACAAATCATCGAACTTATCTTCTGTAATCTCAATCATTACCATAATCTTATGATTTTAAGTGAATAGATAGGAGATTACTTGCTCATGGTCTGCTGGAGCCATCCCATCATCTTGTCAATCTTGCCCTCAATACCTGAAACCTTACCTTCCAGTTTATTGATTTTCTCGGTCTGTTCCTTATCCTTGGCTATCTGGGGGTTGAGTTTCTGTAGCATTCCCTCACAAGATTCCACTACCCTCTTGTTGTAATCTACGCTCTCCAGTATCGCCTTGGATTGTCTCAGCATGGCATCCACCTCTGCACTCATAGCATCCTTATTGTCGCTAACCACAAGGTTCTTGTCGTTGGCTATCTGTCCGTTTGCTGGCAGTTGCTTGAAATCCACCTCCTCATCACCCAGCTTCACCTTCACGTCCACTACGGTCTCCATAGGCTGAGGAGTAAAGCCGTTGTTAAAGGTAGGATATTTCGTCTGAGGATTGCTTACTGAAACCACCTGACCGATTCGCAAGTTCGGGTTCTCGCCCTTGTCTAGGACATAGAATAAAGAATTAGTTCTTAAACCTTGAAACATAATATAATCTCCTATTATCTATTCTTGTTAAACAATACCCGACATCATCTGTAGGGTGTTAGTATCTCTCTCAAACCAGAACTGATAAACACCAGTTCCCTGCACGTCTGCAACCGTCAATGGTTCACCATTATACTTGGTCACAGCCTGAGTACTTCCGTTGGTCTCGAAAAGGATAGGCAGCGTACCAGTCGTTCCAGTCGGAATAGCCTGCATCAGGTTTACGAAAATCGTACCTCTGTAGCTGGCATTCAGGAAGGCGTGGTTTTTGAACGAGAAAACAACATTGTTGGTGTTCACAACCACGCCCGTAGAAGCGATAGCTGCCGAACCATTACGATTCACCCTTGTATATGGTCTTAACCAAAACATAGCAGCCTCCTTTCTTTAACCCCAGAATCCGTTGTTAGCAGCATTCAAACCATACAAGCCAGCCTGATAAGCAACGCAGTTAGGAACCGCAGTAAATGGGCTGTAAGGAGTGGTCACGGTCTCAGGCAACTTACACTTGATACCAGCCACCTCGTTCTGCAAGCCAGCCAATACCTGATTGATAGGAGCCACAGCCTGACCCACAATCTGAGAGGTCATAGCAGAAGACTTGAAGGTGCTGTTCTCTTCACGAAGAGCATCAATCTTGTTCTGTAACTCTCTCATTTCAGCTTGCTTTTGTCCGTCAACGATGGTCTGAGTGCTATCCTTGATAGCGTTGTGCAAGTCACAAGTTTGTCTCTGAGTCTCGTAAGCTACATTGGCGAAGCCACGCTCCTGACCATTAGCTACATTGTTGATGGCATTCTGCAAGGTTCCAGTCTGCTGGCAGATAGCCATGCGGTTCTCGCAGCAGCAGTTGGCAATCTGTTGAGCAATCTGCATATTACCCTGCTGCAAGGCATTGATAGTCTGCATACCGCTCATACCCACCTGATTACCTACACTCTGAACCTGAGAGGTCAAGGCAGAAATAGCACTCTGAATCTGACCTTCGGTGCAGTTCAACTGGGTAGCCAAATTGCTGAGCGCATTGCGGTTGCCACCGATGGCATCCATCAGGAGACCACGACCATAGTCATTGTTAATCTCGTTTGCGAGACCACCACGACCATTATTGCCGAAACCTCCCCAGCCGTTACCTCCCCAGCCCATGAGGAAGAAAAGGAAGATTACCCACATGAACCATCCACCTTCGCCACCGAAACCATTGTTTCCCTTCATGGCAAGAAGGACATTTGGGTCGACACCCTGCTTCTGGAGTAGAGGCGCAAGAAGACCGAGCATCCCATTGTTAGATGTAGAGCCTTCATTTCCGAATACATACGTTTTACTTTCCATATTATCCTGAATCTTTTGTTAAACATTAATTGATTAATACTACGTAACGTTACGAGTACAAAGATACGAATAATATGGATAGATATAGATAAACTCGCAAAAGATTATATAAGTGCTTGATGAGCAAAGATTTATGATTACGTAAAAGGTCATAAATATACAGGAGGGGCGATTGGGTCTCTCCTATATATATAAAATGTGTAGCTACTTCTAGAGGTTTATTCCATACTTTCGTGATAGCTTGCGGAAGAAAGCCTTCTTGTTGGCAAAGTATCGGATGAGCGACTTATTCCACTTCTTTTCATGCCCGAACTGGTCATGGATGCCTTCGGGTATCTTGCCATCGTGAACATACTTCTCGAAGGATGAGATAGACTTGCCCATTTCGTGAGCGCACCATCCCTTGTTGGCTTGTGTATCATTCATCATGGCAGTAAGAAGTGCCACAAGTTCCATATCTCCTTCAGACAGACCGCAAGGGATAGGCTTGCCCTCTGCTTGGGCAACTGCTGATTCATGTGCCTTATCTGCGAGAGCACGAAGTCCAGCTTCGATGATGCTGTAATTTACTAATTGCGACATAAGCATATAAAATTAAAATGATTGTAATCAGGAACATATCACAATAGTACATATTGTTTGTGATAACAATAGAGCCGAACATGATGTGTATTACGTTGACTTCTGCTGCATATAAGAGCGGTATTCTCCACTCCACGCACAATCTGTGCAGTACCTGACCTTTCCAAAGAGAAATCGGGTAAAGAATGTAAGTGATGAAGTAGAAGAACCAGATAGGTTCCTCGTTCTCTTCATACCACAGCGTTATCTCCATCTTGTTGTCGTAGAACTGAGATACACTATACCATCTGAAAAGCATGACCAATATAGGCGCATACTTGAAATAAAGCAAGTCCGTCTTAATCTTGCTGCGTTCAGGGAGTAACTTAGTTATCTCTCTAAACAAATTCCTGACCCGTTGGTCTTCGTCTTCTTCTTTTCTCATAAGCCATTGTTTTCTAAAAGTTTATATGATTGAGGTTCTTTTACTTATTTAATAAAAAATCTTAGAGGTGGCAAATATAATAATAAATTAGGAAATAGCTACATTTATACACAACTTTAAAAGTTAAACTTTGTAAATACTTACAGATTGATAGATTCACACAAGAAAAAGGGGTAAAAAGTTTCAGATTGAAAGCAATTATCCCCCGAAAGCATAGCACTTTCAGGGGATAGTCATATATGTATTACTTCTTAGCCTTTGCCTTCTGGTTAGCCACAACTACCTTGTTAGCCTTCTCCAGCACGGAAAGAATCTTCTTTCTCAGGTCACGAATCTGCTTCATGTCCTCAGCGTTGTAGGCATCCTTGCCATCATCCAAGAAACCTTTCTTCAACTCGGAAATCTCCTGCTTGTCAAGGGAAATCTCGTCAATGGCATCAATGGCAGCCTTGTTGTTGTTGTAGTAGCCATCGCTCTGACTAGGAGCCGTATCAACCAAGAGGTCATAGGAAGTCTTGAATCCGTTCAGTTTGGTGTAGAGTTGTTTCAGCTTCAAGTCCTCGAAATCATCCTTCGGAGTAGCATGAGCCTTGTATATATCCTCGGCATTCAACTTGTGAGGTCTATACTCCTCCCCACTCTCCTCAGCACGTTCCTTCTTCTTGTCTTCCTCATACTTCTTCACCTTCACATCATCCTGCTTGTACTTCTTATACTCCTCTGAGCCGTAGAACCGCTCCAGCATTGAGTAATCGCCATCCACCTTAGCTTGTTTCTTCAACTTGCTCAGGGTATTGGCTGCACGGTCGTGGTTCTCCTTCATATTCCAGAACTCATCACCTTGTTTCTTAGTAACCGGTCTATCATCAGGATTGCTGACGAACTTACTGAATAATGGAATATCAGCCACCTTAATTTCCTTCGGGTCATTGAGCGACTTGGTAAGCAAACCGAGCACCTGACTGCCCATGGTGTAAGCACCACCGAGATAAGAAGACAATACATGGTCAACCACAGCAGGGTTATTCAGATTGTATCTTGGGTCACCGAAAGCATCAATGCTGTTCTGCTGCACATCTGGATAGTCGTTTCCGATTGAGTTAACCATCCTTGATGCACGTACCAACCAATCAGGAGTGCCCACGTATGCCTTGGTAAAGTTAGGGTCATACTTGTTGTACTCTGTGTCCTTGAATAATGGCTTGCCAGTGAAGTCAACATTGAAAGCCAACTCAAAGACTGGGCGAATAGCATTCGGCATCAGACTGACAGCAATATTGCCATCATAGCCAGTAGGGTCAAGCGGAAGCATATCCACAACCTGACCAACCAAATCCCAACCATAGTCTTCCCAACTCTCCTCAGCCAACTCGCCACCCATCATCTTGGATGCAATCATATCTCCCAAGCCATAGAAAGCACGGAACTCCTGAGCAAGAGGAATCTTCACGAACTCATGGGTAGTAGGAACCCACATAATAAAGTTGTTTCGTCTATCCCACTTGGAGAACTGCCAGTACTTCTTAGATATATCTTTGTACCAATCCTTATCATCATCACCATCGCCACCCAAAAAGGCAGCACCCAACTGCATTAGAGCGACATTAACAATAGGTACGAGTACACCACTCGCCAACCACGATGCAGTAACAGCCGTGAACTTGAAAGGATGATGCTTGGCAAGCGCACCCAAGGTCTGCAAACTCTGTACTGCTGGGTTGATGAAGAGATAGAGATTTCTAATAGTCTGCCAGCTATGTTCTCCAGTACCCTTGCGGTTGAAGTTCAGGGTCACGTCCTTGGCATCATTCACCGCCTCATCAATGGAACGTCCATACTGAATAGAGGTCATGTAGACTGCAAAGCGGTTACTATCCTCAATCATTCTGTTCAGGAACTCGATACTATCCATGATTGTGTGACCAACCTTTACTGGGTTCGCCTTCCATCTATCCAAATCCTTCAAGTCGTTCTTGAATTTCTTCTTCAAGTCTTCCACGTCAAGCGAAGAGACAAAGCCAGTTTCACCACCATTCATCATGAAGTCATAGAACATCTGTTCCTTTGGTGTAGCGTTTCCGTTGTTTACCTTATCTCTCAACTTTCCGTTCTGAAAATCTCTCAGCATGAATCCGAGATTCCAAGAGGTAGCAAGATTCTTTCTGAGCAGATAGTTGTACTTTGCATCCTCACGGATAGCTGTAGATGCCAGCGTCATGGTCAGGTCTCGGAAGTAGTTGGAAGGGATGAAGAGAGGTGAAAGACTGGTATAGGCAGCAGCCATCTTTCTACCAACAACAGCAATAACCCTCTTACTGATACTATTTTTGATTCCTTCACTCACTCGGTGTGCTCTGGTATTGTTCATCGCCTGAGCCAACTGAGGGTCACCATTCACATAGATAACGTACTCCTCGCCATCCTTCATCACTCTTACCTCATGCTCTCTCTCCTCGCTGTGAGTCTGAGGATAGGCTATGTTCAATCCGTCTCTCTTCTGAGTAGCATCACCAGCCTGAGCCATCTGCTCCATCTTCTTCTCGAAAGCATCAATGGCAGCCTTCACCTGATTACTATTCATCTGAGAACTAATCTGCGGTGTAGCAGGAATCCACTCCTCGTTGCCGTTGGCATCCGTACTCTTCACATACCAAGCCTTGCTCAGGGTCAGCAGGGAAGTTGGATGATTCTGAGCCAAGAGCATCAGGTGTTGTTTCACCCAGTTCTTGTTGTTGAGCAGGATTCCGCTCTCTGCCATATTCTCGATGTATGCGATAGGGTCATCAGCGATAGAGGTTCGTCCATGTGCCTTCTTCAAGGTCTGATTGAAAGCACCCTTGCCGCCACCGATATAGTCCCATACTTGGTCGGCAGTAGTGCCATCCCAGCCACGAAGAGGAATATAATGGCTATACATATCTCGCACATACTGATAAGTATCTTTGCTCATCATGCCAGCCTTATAGCCATCACGGAGAATCTTCTTGGTAGCCGCATTCGTTGCATCCCATAGATTGTGAGTCTCGGTTACATACTTACTCTCAATATCCTTTACCAGTTTGTAGGCAGTTTCCTCAAAGTCTGAGCCGTCAAAGATAGCAGACAAGCCTGAGTAATCGTAGGCGATACCATTCTCATCATAACGATAGTCCATATATGATGGAGAATATTTCACCCTAAGTGCATTGTCTCTCTGTCTCCAAGTAGTGAAGTCTACTCTGCCAAACTCTAGGTCGCTATCATTAATGATACGGTTCATATCGCCCTTGTAAGCCTTGTATGCCGCACTCCTCTGAGCCACGTCCTCATAGTCAGCATCCAGTGACTTCTTGAATGCCATCTGAGCATCACGCTCCAAGCCATGCTTAGCCATCATGTAGATACGTACATTATCATAGCTATCACCCAGTACCTTCTTCATCTGATGATAAGCCTTTCTAAGTGGCTGCAAGAACTCGTTGTTGTACTCCTCAAACTCGTTCTTACCCTTGCCGTGACTTCTGTTCTCGGCAGTATAGGCATCCTCAGCCATGTTCAGGCGGTCAACACCCACTTCCTTCATGATAGCTTCCTGAGCCTTACGGATAGCCAGCATACTATCTTGGAAGGCGATACGTTTCAGAACAGAACCACGCTGCAACTCTCGGTTGAACTCTCCAAGGGCAGTATCATCACTCAGAAGATGCTGCTCGTAGGTTGGAGCAGTCTTCCACAGAGCCATCTGCTTGCGGTACTCGTCCACTCTTCTCAGGAAATCAACGGCACTCTCACCAGCATTGCGTTGTGGGATTGTAGGTCGCTTGGCATCCTTAGGCAGATTATTATCCTTCTTCCACTGGTTCAAGTCATGTTCAAACTTGTCGTAGCGCAAGGAGAATCGGGTATTACCCACGATATTGGCATTGTTCTCATCGAATATCACGTAGTTGTAATCGCCTTCCACTGCACCGCCATGAATCATGCCAGCAGGGTACTTGATACCGACAAAACCTATTTCACTCAAAGCCCTTGACGCTAATTTTGCACCACGCAAAGGTCTTTCACGGTCAAAGAAATCTTCCAAAGCATGATAAAGTTCTTCACCTTTCAATGTAGGAAGATTCTGCATACCATTCTCAGGAGAATCAAGTTTCATTTGGATAATACGCTCTATCCTATCTTTATCATATCTCGCTCCACCATCTTTGAAATAATCGTTATCACTAAAACCATGATGGGTAATTTCCCAAAGTCTGTACCATTTTTCCAATGGGAAGTTTTGAGACTCATTCCATCCAAGGTAGTTTTCACCATTATCGTCAGGTATATCAACATCATAACGATAAGCTTCATTGCTAGACTCAGCTATCTCATTATTATCCTTTTGTAAAATAGCAGACAACTCTTTCAATGTCTCATCATCAGGGAACATTTCCAAAGCAGACTTCAAATCTTGTCTAGCGTTTTCTAAGCCCTTATCTACATCTTGGTTTTTATTGATATAATGGCTAAGCATTTGTCCAGCATCGGCAGACATATCAATCTTATAATCAAAGCCAAACTTTCCCTTTCTATCTTTTGCACGTTGTGCGTAATTATCACCTATTTTCTTAGAGTTTGTAACATAAACACCATGTCCAAAAGTCTCACTTCCCTCACCCTCAAAAGCATGAGACAAATCGAACTTGTCAAAGCTAACACCAGTACCATGATAGGTACGGATGCTAAACTTAGGGTCAGAGCCAGTAAGGAGAGGAGCAATCACATGCTCGGTCAACTGGGTAGGTATTCCGTTTCCGATGATGGTATGGCTCAGGTTTTCAGAGAATGGCATTTTGTAATCATCGCTCACTCCTGATACTCTTGCGAGCACTCTGCCCATAGCACGATACACCTTGCCATCAGGCATAACAATCACATCACCACTCTTGGTTCTGAGTGTTGGCAGCAGTTCATCAGCGAAGGCATGTGGAACCTTTCCGTCAGCATAGGCACTACCCATCACATACAATGGCTTGTCAATGTTTCTCCAGTCAATGCCATCAGCCTTCAAGCGAACGTCCATCCAAGGAGCCACACCATTCTTCTTCTCGGTCAGGGTCGGGATAATATCAGCCACAGCTTCATACCATCCACTCTTGTGTGCCATCTTCTTTGGCTTTTCAGGGAGTTTGCCATCACGAACCGCACGGACAATCAATCTCTCTCGGTTGGTGTAGCCGCCATAGTCAGCAGCGTTATACACATCTGCATCCCAAGTGTAGCCGTTGGCATCCAGAGCATCCGTGATAATCTTCATCGCTTCCGAATCCTTATATCCCTTCACATTCTCAATGGTCACCACCTTTGGCTTCACAGCATTGATGAACTCGGCAGTACTAGCAGCAGTCTCCTTGTCAAGTTCCACCTCAGCATGGTTACTCTTCGCCTGAGAGTAGTTCTTGCAGACTGGGCTGGCATGGAAGTACTCCACCTCGCCATCAATCTGCTTCACTAACTCCTTAGGGTCAACATCACGAACATCAGCAGTAACGATGTGCTGCCCGAAATTGTTGCGATAAACACCGCTTATCTTCTCGTCATACTCCACTGCCACCACTGGGTCGATGATACCCTTCAAGCCCTCTTCAACAAGACCACCACCGCTAAAGTATGTTCCAGCCTTAATGAATGAGCCATCCTTCAGGGAGAACTTAGGTTCCTCGCCAGCAATCTCTGCCTTGCGGTTCTCGCCCAGAGCCTGAGCAATATGAATCATCTTCTTGTTAGCCATCTTCCAGCCGCTCGGCATATCCTCAATAGCAGTCTTGATAGCATCATCCACCTCATCAGGAGTGTTCAGACTCTTCAAATCCTCAGCCATATCTGCCGCCCCACTCTCCTTTCCGTCAGCCATATCACGGAGGGAGAAGGACACATCACCCACACCCAAGAAAATCTGGTCTTTGCGAGCCACGTCCTCAGTAGATTCAGCGAGAGTTTTTCTTCTCTCCTCAGGAGTCATGTTCAATCTTTCCTGCACATTTCTTGCCTCCACCTCGCCAGCAAGTGACTTGTAGCTATTGAAATCATCATTCTTCATGTAGGCATCATAAAGACCTCTGTTCTTCTCTATGAGAGCCTTCGCCTCATCTTCCTTACCTTCTGCTCGTAGCTGCTTAATCTGTTTTGTGACCTCATTAAACCTCTTCTTGACTTCACCTCTAATAGTTGTAGGACTACCTCCAGTGGCAAATCCCTCAATACCTTGAATAGCATGCTGAATCTCGTGATTCAATATGTCATTCATATATTTCAACTCATCAGCATGAATGGTTATGGTGTTGGTTTTTGAATCATATTCACCATGTGAAGGCATATCGTTCATAATGGCATCCGTATCAATACGAACACCCTTCAACTGAGGATAAGCCTTAAATAATTCAGGTGCATCAATCACATCAAATAGTTTGCCGCCATTCCAGAGCATATCATCCTCGTAACGCTTAACGATGTGTCCACCGCCTACGTCCATCGTGTCCTTTATCTTGGCATCAGGCATTTCGTATCTCCACTTGCCATCAGCACCACGCTCCCAGCCAGTAGCCATCTTGATAGCCTTGGCATCTTTCTTCTCTTCTTCCATCTTGCGAGCCACAGAGAGGTTATCCATACGGAAAGTACGCTCCTCTGCCTTGTCAGCAGCAGCCGCACCACGCTCGCCAGCGAGAGAGAAACGGATATTGTCGCTACTATTGATAGCATCCATAGTAACCTTCTGTCTATCCTCAGCATTTCCACGCTCATAACTGCTCACATCAATGCCAGCCTTCTTCAAGGCATCTATAACATCACTTGGAGTATCGCTAGGAACGATAGCCTTCTCAAACTCATCAAGTCCGTAAGGTCTCATAAACTTGGTTTCAAAATAGAACACCTTATAGTCTTTCTTGATTGTATCAAGCAACTTATTGTATCTATCCATCCACTCATCAGATACCTCAATATTATAAGCCTTCTTCAAATACTCCTTTTCATTTCCCTTATGGTCAGTAAGTTCAACCATACGAGAAACACCGCTATCATCAAACGCATATCTGTTATTAGAGCCAACACGGATTTCATCAGACAATTCCAAGAACTCCTTGGTAATCTTGTCTTTTATCTGATTATGTCTCTCATCGCCAAAAGGAATCAACTTATCCTTGGCATTCTTCATGGCAGCAAGCGTATTAACCTCAGGAGAGTTCTTTGCTATGAACACACCAAGTTCTGAGCCGAAGGCAGTATAGCCGCCAGCCACACCCTGTTTCTTCATGAGCTTCACAGCATTTTCTATAGTATTAGGGATATACTTAGGCTTACCGCTAGGGGTAGTGCCATTATAAAGCATTTCCTCAACACCATATTCCTCTGTCTTCTTATCCAGCCAAGATGGGAAATCATCAGATAACTTCTTATTATCCTCCACCTTCTTCTTTGCAGCCCCCATCGTGTCGTGAACATCTACCTTTCCATTCTTTCTGTTATTGCGAACCACATCATTCACGAAATCAGCAGCGATATAGAAGTTCTCCACGCCTTCAAGTTCTTCAAGACGTTTCTTCTTCAAAGCAACAAGCAAATGATTACCCTGCTTTTCTGCACTTGCGATACGAGCCTTCAATTTCTCACGTTGAGCATCTACGTCATTATCCTTGCCAGTAGCCTTATTCATCAGTTGAATCAGTTCTGCTACCTCTTTATCAGTATAATCAGTTTTGTTGCCATTATCTGAGATACGCATTACCTCGTTGGTAATGTCGTTGTCATACTTGCCAGTCTGATAGATAGTTTCAGGATTCATGCCCTTATCAAACAAGTAGTGCCAGTACAATCCGTCACGAACATCGCCACTTGACAAATATCCCTTCCAGCTTTCTCTTACATTGGAATAGATACCATTATCAACATCACCAAGTTTCACGTTCATGTCGGTATTGAAAGCCTTCTCGCCCTGCTTATTCATGATTCTCTCCACCTGAGGATAGGTAGGTGTCCAAGCATCAGCCGTGAAGGTTCCAGCATTCTTGCCAGTTCTCTTAGCCAGTTTCTCTGCCTTAGGAATCAGGGTAATCTCACCATAGTCAGAGTAGATTCCGTTCTTGGAGTCAACAACACCCATAGAAGGAGCCGCAAAACCGCCCTGCTTGATAGCCTTTCTTAACTTGTCAACGCTGATGTTGTGCATACCAAACATAGTTTTTTCGTTCTTCAATGAAAACTTTTCGCCATTTTCCTTGGCAGTTTCAGAAGAATTGTCTATCTTTGCAGCAGAACCTTCGGTTTGGGAGAGAGCGGTGTCACCTTCCAACGAAGTAGCGGCAGTGTCTGTCCTCTTGTCGCTTGCCGAAGTTTCCTTTTTAAATGCAGTCAACAACCAAGATTTTCTTTCTCCATCCCAAGTAAGACGAACACCAGCCTTATGGGTTTCACTTTCCAAGTTTACACGATTCTTACTGCTTGAAACTACACGCATATCATTCAGAATCTCCTGCAAATTATCAAGAACCTCAGGATGATACTTCACAAGTTTAGAAAGACCATATCCATCACTATGCCCAGTTCCTTCTTTGCCCCAAACCAAATCAATATCGCCAATATCCTTATGATGAAGAGCACCAACAGCTTCTCCACCACGAACCTTCTTCAAGAACTCTATAGCAGCTTTAGCTTTACCACGGAACTGATTGTATATGTTTCCAAAAGCACCAACACCAACTGGCTTGATTTCAGCAGCCACACCTTTAGTGTTGCTCATGCCATCAATGAGATTATCAACCATACCATAGCTATCAGCCACCGCCTTCTTCAAAGCAGCAGGAATATCGGCAGGAACATCTTCCTTTCTTCTCATTCGTCTAACCACATAGTCAATAGCTTGGGCAGCATCAGAAGTGAAGATACCAGTCTTATAGTTATATGACTGAGCATTGTTTATACCATAGCCTACATCATGTGTCTCATGTGGGAGATTCTGCAATTCGGTCAGCACCTCTATCGCCTTGGCATTGTCGGCAATATCCTTCATGTTGCCAATGGCAGCACTAACAATCTGGTCAACCTCTTCATCAAGCAAGCCCTGCTTGGTAGCCGAAGACTTCACCTCATTGTCCGAGATATTAGGATATACCTCAGTAGGATGAGCCACACGACCATCAGGCAAAGTGATATAGTATCTTAGTGGACGATTTGTAATATCGCTCACAACATAGCTATCAGCAGTTGGCTCATATACACTCTTCTCCTTGCCGCCAGCAGTCTCTTCTATGTGATAAGGAACACCATTCACCTTATAGGCATCCTTCAATGTAGAAAGAACTTCCTTCTTCTCCTCATCGCTGAGTTTCTTGCCAGTTTCAAAGCGAACTGGTTTAGACTTCAATGAGAACTTGGTGTGCTGAGTAATTTTCATATCCTCAGGCTTGAAGATAACATAGTTGGTATCGCCCTTTTTAGCACCACCGAAGTTACGTCCAGCCTTGTACTTTATACCAGTAAAGCCAACAAAAGATAGGAACTTGCTTATTCCTTTAGTTCTTTCAGGCAAATCATACTCTGTTCCAGTTAACCCAATATACAGAGTACTATTGTAAATATTTTCGCCAGTTCTCTCTAAAGACTGACCTTTGCTTTCTAACGTCTTGATACCTACGCCAAGATGCTCCAACCCTTCACGAATGGAATCCTGCTGCTTTTTACTCAAAGGCTTATCCCAATCCAGATAGTTGCTGCCATTATCCTCAGGTATATCCACCTCATATAGATTATGGTATGGTTCAGCCAACTTCTTCATTTCATTGTAGTAGTCAATCTTTTCCTGCTCTGTAAACTTGTCATTCTTGGCTATTTGCTTATCACCATGCAGGAATGACTCTAGTGTAGGATATTTCTTGGCGAACCTTGTACCATTAGAACGCTGTATGCGATAATATGCTTTAGAAGGGTCATTATCCATCAGAGTAGCATAGCTTTTTCCTATCTTCTTGGAAGATGTAACATATCCACCCCAACCGAATACTTGGGAGCCAGCACCCTCGCCCATGTGGTCGAAGTCAAACTCTGTGAAGTCAGCACCGCTACCATGATATACCTTCAACGAGAACTTAGGAGCATCAGCTATCTCCTGATTGATGCTGTTCACGACATCATCAGTAACAATATCGCCCTCCTGAATCTGCTGAGGTTCACGACCAGCGTTCTTCACAAGTTCCGCTTGCTCTGCTCTGGTCAAGATACGGTTCACCTTCATCGCACCAGTAATCACCCAAGGGTCAGTCTCAGGGTTCGGGTTGGTACGATACATATAATATCCATCAGTAGGCAGATGTTTCAAGCCAGCCAATGAATGCTGATACTTGCCCGATGGATTGATACCCTCTTGGCGAGCTTCCTCCTGATAATCTACATCAGCAGCATACTCCACCTCAGCGAAGACGAAGTTCTTAGGGAAGAGAGTCTTGTTTCCATCAGCATCCTTGCGATTGAACTGGATAGCGTAAGGCACGACACCAAGATGCCAGCCTGGTCTATAGGCTAGCTTACCGCTACCCCCTTGTGTTCCCTTACCGCCCTGCTTAACCTGAGGTCTGCCAGTCTTGCTTTCTCCTGCAATAGGAGCCGCATCAGCATCAAGCCATACACCAACTGGAGTAGCAGCACCATCAGGGTTCGCTACCATTGGTGGATAGAGTTTGCCATCCTTTAGCACAAACACCTTGTAGCCGATACCCTTCTTCTTAGGTTCAGGCTTTTGACGTAGAGAGAATGAAACATCTTCGCCAGTCTCAGAGTTCGTTATCTCGCCCTTGGCGGTCTTCACGTAGGCTTGTTCAATGGAGCGGAGAATCAGATTCATATCATCAGAAATCTCTATTCCATGAAGAGCCATCAAGAATCTGTTTACAATCTCATGCAATTTCGCAAGTAAAGGATGAGACATTTTGAGCAAAAGTGTGTGGGCATAGTTTGCGTCTCTTATCCACTTACCCAACTGGTCTGCAACAACCTCTTCCTCATAGGCAGTTCTACCGCCATTGTAGAATACGTTATTTTCATTGTACAAAGAGGTTATTCTATCTGTCTCACTATTGAAAGCATCCTCTCCCATCATATCCTTTACAAGGGTCTTCAACTCATCGTAAGCAGCAGGATTCTTTGTTCTCATTTCGTGAGTCATTTCGTGACCGAAAATGAACTGAACACCTTCTGTAATGGAAGAATCCAATGTTAGATATATTGTATTGGTCTTATCATCAAACCATCCGTTTGCATTCTTATCTGAGTACTGCCATTGAACATTAGCACCCATCATCTTTGCTAACTTCTCTAAGGTCTTGCGAGTCTTCTGCCCTACGATATTGTCAACGACCTTCATATCATCCACCTTATTCTTCTCTACGTCAGCAGCACGCTCGGCAGTTGTCTGCTGCTTGCCATTCTCCTTGGCAGAGAAAGGAAGGTCAGATTCATCACGCTCTGCGCCTAAAGGAGCTTCATCTGTAGCATCCTCAGGAACATTTACATTATCATTTATATTGTCATTTTTCTGCTCATTATCCGTTTCATTAGACAAATCATTAGATTCATTATCCAATTCATTATCCAACTTCGCCTCTGACTTCGCCTTCAACTCAGCCTTTTCATCCGACTTCGCCTTCAACTCGGCCTCTGGCTCAGCCTTGTGCTGCTCAGCATAGGCTGCATTCTCCTGAGCACGTTTCTGCTCTTCAAGTATGTTCTCTGCCTGAGCAATGCGAATATTTTCAACAAAGTTTCTTGCTTCCGATGCCTTAAAACTGCTATTGAGTACACCGATGAGAGCATTACGAATATCCTGAGTGTCGAGTGATTCAAGGTTGGATGGACGATTCTCCCATAGGCTGTGAACGAGCGCATCAATCGTAGTTCCCTTGCCATCAGCAGCGAGCAACTGAGTCTTGGCAAAGTCTTCTCTGCTCAATCCAGTCTCCTGCTTAACACCCTTGCTTGTCTCTGTTCCCTCATAGTTGAGAGAGTGAGCACCGAGGTTGCTAGCCACATACTCCTCAGCAGTAAGCGGAATGGTATCTGTCACATCAATGCCAGTACCATCATACAGACGATGAAGGAGAGAACCGATAGTTTCTCTATAGAGTTGTGATACAGCCTCAGCATCATCCTTCACCGCACTCTTCAAGCGAGCGAACTTTCTTCTTGCCTTCTCAATGAGTTCCTTTCTACCCTCAGCAGTATCTTCCACCTTGGCAAGTTGTCGCTCATTATAAGCATCACGAATAGCTATAGCAGAGTCATAAGCCGCCTGAGCATCAGCAATAGCCTTCTCCTTGGCATCCTTAGCAGCCTTCTGTTCCACGAAAGTCTTACCCTTCACGGTCATGTTACTAGCCTTGTCGAGTGCCTTCTTTGCATCAGACACATATCCAGATACGATACTATCTGCATCCTCACCAAACTGATTATCATATAGCTCAGCAGTCTGTGCGGCAGTCAGCTTCGAGAAGTCAGGATTGCCATCCTCCAGCATAGGCACGATAGTTCCATCTTCAAGGGTAATGGCAGGAGCAGCAGGAGTCTGTTCTGTTGCAGGAGTCTCAGCAGATTCAGGAGCAGCAGTCTCGCCCTCTATTGTCGGAGTCTCCACCTCTATCTCACCTCTATTCTCTCCACTATTATCCTCTATCATTGAGGAGGCAGCAAATGCTTGCTTATACTCATCGAGTGTCATGGTAGTAGCCGTTCTCACATCTTTCTTATTGACCGCATGAGGAATAAGAGAGCCATCACTCGTCAATTCCATCACCTTAGCTTTTGCACCTGAATCACGGATAAGAAACAACTGGGAGTTTGGGTATTTTGTATTACTATCCTTGCCGAGTACATCAGCAAGCACCACGTTTCCATTATCATTAAGTATCTGATTGAAATCAAATGAAGGTTGAGTCTCTTCTGTCTGTTCAGTCTGCTGATTCTGCTGCTCAGCACGTTCATTCTCCAACTGCTCACGCTCAGCCTTGGCAGCTTCCAGTCTCTTCTGGTCTTCCAAGTCTTTCTTCTGCTGCAAGTCTGCAAGCGAATAAGGATTCTCCACCACGTTACCATCTATAGAGATAGCAGCAGTACCATCACCATAGTCAGCCAACACCTCATAGGTATGTTCGGTACCATCAGTATCAGTCACATTGAACTGAGAACCAACTTCAACGGTTCCATCAATGATACCAGCCACTTCCTTGATAGCATTCTCTTTTGCATCAGCTACCGCCTGAGCCTTCACATCATCAGCAGGTAGTTCTTCACCCAGTTCAGCGAACATCAACGCATCAGCATGTTCTACACTATTCGTTGTCGGGTCATAATAGAGAATCATATCATCGCTATTGCTTACATCAATGGAGCCATCATCATGAGTAGCAACGTTACCACTAATAATGTACACACCATAGTCTTCCAAGCCGCCTGATGCTTTGATAGTAGCGTTACGGACAGAGCCACGACTCTGGTCTGTGTACATATCCACTCTCTGCTCTGCCTGATGAGCAGCAAGGTCAACCTTGTCTTGTGCATCATCAACCACACCTTGGTATCGGGCAGAAGACAACTGGTAGTCATAGATAGCTTTGTCAAGTTTATCATCCTGCCCAGTCAGGGATTCCAGTTCCTCGTCACTCATGGCAGATAGCTGCTGTTCAGAGATACCCAATGCTGCTGCAAGAGACTTCATCTGGTCTTCCTGCTGAATCTGAATATCATGCTTGTCTGCATCATCAGCATCATGCCCCTCAGAATAAGCATTGTCAATATCTGCCTGATGCTGCTCCTCAGGTGTTGTTGGTTCGTTGGTAATCTCCTTGGCATTCATTTCAGCAGTCTTGGCAATATTGTAGCCACGCATCTTCATCAGGTTTACCCCATAGTTAACAGCAGCATTAATCTGTTCCTTTGTCATGGTATCTCTCTGTCTGAGAATATCAGCCAGCACACTACCCATCTGCTCGTTGGTTGCGTTGTCTATCTTATCCTTGATGTCTGTCCAGTTATCGCCCATCAGGTTCTGTGCATCACTATCAGCCACGTTCACCTTGTTGCGGAATCGGTAGTACTGAGCACGATTGTAGATACCTTTTACTGGTCGGGAGCCAGCACCCATCGCATACATAGAGCCAACAGAGATAGCCATACCACCGATAATGTCGAGTTGTTGTCTAGCATCAAGAAGGTCGGAGAACTTATTATCTCCATCCAATAGAGCATGAAGAGGAATACCAATTTCTTCTTCCATCACTTCCTCGAAATATCCGTTGTAACCAAACTTCTCCATCCACTTCTTGGCATTGGTATACAGTCCACTCTTGCCGATATTCTTGAAGAACTCAGCAGAAGCATTCATACCATGTTTCTCCATGAAGTTGACAGCACCCTTCTTGATACCATAGTTGTGACCGAAGAGTTTTTCAGTATAGTTCTCTACCATAGCAGAGGTCATACCCTTATAGAGAGCAGTACCAATAGACTCACCACCCTCATGCAGGAGATTTCCATTCTCATCGAAAGTGCCAAACTTATAATCGCCCTTCTCATCCTGATACAGATTACCCAGATGTCGCTGCATGATGTCAGCACCAGTCTTCAACGCTTGTTCTGTTCCAGCCATCGCATACGAGCCGATAACATCGCCAGCCACGATACCGGTATTCTTCAAGATGGCAGCACCCACCTTGCCCATGCCACGTTTAGCAGCAAATTTTAAGGCTCCACGACTGATGCCCTTGGTAATACCACCATAACCGCCAGTCAGGAAGAAGTCAGCCATAAATGGGAGACTCTGCCCTGCAATTTTCGTCCAACGATAGATGTTACCCATCTTTTCGTCTTCGAGAGCCGCAGCAGCATCCGCACCCAGTTTACTCTTCAGGAGCATCTTATCAGAACCAGAGAGAGGAATGTTGTTATCCATCTTTGTCTTGATACGCTCCATCTGCCCCATGGTAGCGAAGTCAGTCAAACCGAAATCCCAAGTCTTGGCAGTAAAGGCGGTATTGTCAAGAGCCTTCAAGGCATCCTCACCCCAGCTACTTGTAGGATATTGTTTCACCGCTTCCAGCGCACCTATCTGCTCAGTAACCAGAGAAAGAGAGGTTGCCAACTTATTCCTATAGTCACTCTGCTCAGCAGTTCTTCCGTTACTTGCACCGATACTAGCACCATAAGAGAGCAAAGGATTTCCGTGTTGACGATTATCCTCAGCGATAAGAGCTTCAATCTCCTTCTTTCGGGCATAGGCATCAGCCAGTTTCTTGTCAAACTGCTTTTGAGCACCCTCCTCAGTAAGGTAGGTTCCATTCTTGCCGATGTTCTCCTGCAAGTCATAGTTACCATTCTTGTCACGAACATCAAAGGCAGATGGAATCTCACCAGTATCTACCGCTACCTGATAGGCATCGTTCTGCTTGTCAAGAATAGCTTGCATCTGCTCAGCTTCAGGAAGAGAATAAACATTCTCATTGTCCGATGTAACGTATGCGCCAGTCTTGCCAGTCTCAGGATTGTAAGCAAAATCATCCTTCACAACATTGTTTGCATCACCACCATAAGGAGTCTGATGTGTACCCAAGTTCACACGACCGAAATCCTTCTGCTGTTTCTGCTTGCGTTGTTTCAGTCTGTTGTATCTGCCAGCATTGTTCATTGTCTGCTGAGCACTAGCCGAGATAGCTGCTGCCCCAGCAGAGAAACGAGCACGGTCAGCAGCACTCATAGGAACACTACCGCCCTTCGCTCTAGATGAAGTCTTACTACGAGGTTCAAAGAGTGCAGAGTAGAAACGCTCATAAGTAGATGGAACATCAAAGTTCTGAGCCTTCAAGTTCTCATAGATAGCGTGTCTGTTATCCGCACCGCCCTTTCCGTCTCTTGTCAGAGCACTCTCAAACTTATTGTAATCATCAGGCACATCATAGTTCTGTGCTTTCAGATTCTTGTATAAAGTGTATAATGGTCTTTCTGCCATGATATATATATTTGTTTGTTACCAAATTCTTGTTACCAATTCTGTTACCATTTTACGCCAGTCTTCTTCTTTCCACCATTGTTGGATGATGAAGTATGGTTCTGTTTACCCTTACCATGCTTACGCTGATAGGCTATCTTCTGAGCCTTCTTTCCTGCTGCCGTTTTAGGAGAGTAGCCCATCTTCCGTACTTCCTTTGCAGCCTCAGCCATACCCTCAGGGTCTTTTTCCATCAAATCCATATACTCATCAACCTCTCCTGAGTAGGAGCCTTTTCGAGAACTGCCACTACCCGACTTGTTGGCACGCAAACGACCAGTCTCAGCATTCATACGTTGTATGGCCTCTTGTGCTTGCCAATGAGAAATCTGCCCATCAGCCAGAGCCTTCTTGATAGCCAAGACAGCCTTCTTGTAATCAGCATCAGTCTGATACTTCATCTTCGACAAGTCAAGTCTTCTGTTACCTTGGTCAATTCTCTGCTGCCCTTGGTCATTCTTCACCTTGTTGATTTCGTTCTGCATATCGTGATACCTCATCTGCTCAGCAAGATTCAGGTTATTCTTCCGAGCTTCCTCATCAAGAGCGAGTGCCCTCTGATACCCAGCCAGCCATGATGCCCGATTCTTCTCTCTCTGAGCATCCATATAAGCCTTGCGTTTATTCACCGCCTTAGTCATATCCGACTCAGGATTGTGTACCACCTTGGCACCATTGGTAGCGAAGTAGATATTGGATAGCGCACGGAGACCATCACCCAGAGCAGCGATACGAGCCTTGGTACGCTCCTTCTTCTCTCTGTTCGCCCTCTGCTCGTCCGTCTCCTGATGTTCAGGATTCAGTATCTTATACATTTCAGCATAAGATAGCTGCTTAGGCTGTTCTGCTGGCTCCTCCTTCTTCACGATAGGCACGGATGGTTTATCCATAGGGATAGAACCATTAAGCATACCCTCAGCAGTCTGCTGGTTCATCCTTACCGCCTGTTCATGTGCATCCTTTGGAGGAGTAAGCTGCTCTTCCTTGCCATGCAGCATAGCTTGGGCAGTATTCATGTTAATCTGCTCAGCATTCGCCTTCTGTGCGGCATCCACACCACTCTGCTGCTTGTTGAGAACACTCTGTGTAGTCTTCAAGCCATTATTGTTTCTTAATATATCTGATGCTTTCATAGTCTATGCTTTAATCTTTTGAAGTTTAGCACCAAGACTATTCAGTTCACCCTCAGAAGGAAGAGAAGTAGCCTTCGCCTTTAAGCCGAGAACATCATTGGGGTTCTTGGCAATACCATTCAACTGCTCCTGAGTAACATTCATATTGGGAGCCTTCTTTGCTCCAGCACCGCTATCAATAGTTGCAGCGATGTTGGCAGCAGTACCAGCCACTCCAGCCACCGCATTGGCAGTATCAGCAGCCTTCTCAGTTTCCATACCCATCTGTTGGTTCTGCAACTGATTCTTTCTGTTCATATACTGCTGCTCGATGTTATCCTTTCGGGCATCATTTGCAGCTACAATCTGTGAGGTAGTATCAGCAAGAGTCTTGTTGTTCGCCTCCTTCACCGCAGTAGTAGAATCTTCCGTACCGCCCATTACCGCTTGTCTGCCCTTGGCAGCCTTGTTGCGGTTCTTAATCTGCTCCTGCATCTGTGTGAGCAAGCGAACCGTATCAGCACGCTTGGTCGGGTCGGCATTGTATGTTCTGTCATACCATGCCTGATTTTCTCTCTGTTGCTGGGCAATCATCTGCTCCTGCTTACGTCTCGCCTTGCGGTTAGCTATACCGCCAGCGATGCTGCTTGCAAGTCCAAGACCTGCCCCGATTAATGCTCCTAACATATATATGTATTTTAATTATTAATAATGGTACAAAGATACAGATACCATCCGAGATTCGTATTTTATCCATTTATTTAAGCAGGTAAGTTAACGGATAAAGTTTCCGTTTGCCAACAAATTACTATCTTTGCACCAAAATAGTTAAGACAATGAAAGCAGATAGAAATACAAAAGGTCAGTTCGAGAAAGGTCGGGCAAAGACTGGAGGTAAACAGAAAGGTTACGAGTCTCCTATCACAAAGGAGTTTCGTGAGTTGTGTGCTGACTTTTCTAGAGAGGCTTGGGATGATTTTATGGCAGCATGGTATAAGTGTGAGCCGAAGGATAAGGTTGCGACTTTCATCAAGATACTAGAGTTTAACTGCCCTAAGCTACAGACCGTCACTCTTGACGATAAGCGTGAGGTTCACAATGCCCTCACCGAGAAGTTGAGACAAATGTCAGAAGAGGAAGGATAAAATGTAATTCATAAGAAGAACGTTTGTTTTTTTCATAGGTTTTTTTCATAGGTTTTTGGTTTATAGGTTTTAAGATTGTTAGGATAACGAAATAGGGAATGCGTGAGCACTCCCTATTCTTTTTTATTCACTAACAGCGACCACCTCTCGCTCTTCTATCCCCAGCCATATCCGTCTTGGAACCACGATTCACCGATGAAGGCTTATACCTGATTCCTGATTTCGTATGGCTAGCATCCATACCCTTGCGAGAAGCTGCCCCATACTTCTTATCGTTGGCAGCGTTATGACGAGCCAATTCCCTACGCTTAGCCTTCTGAGCAGGAGAAGACTCGAACTTAGTATCGTACATGGCTTTTCTTTTTCTTGCTAAAGGATGCTCCTGATAATATTTAGCTGATTCTGATACCATTTTCCTTATTTATTTAGTTTATAAAAACCATTTTGATATTCATTATATACTTTATCTATATGTGCTCCTAACTGATACAAATAAGCATATTGAGGATATTTTTCAAGCGGAACACGCATATCAACGTCAACTAGAAACCATTTTTCCTTTCCGTGAAAAGTCGTGATTGTTGCTAATCTAAAATCATGACCATCTGCCGTCCCAACTAAACAGATTAAACCTCCTATAGGTTTTTCTTCTAATACATTTTTCCATGCCTTATTCTTACGCACGAATTTTATACCACCATCCATTTTCTTATCACAGACCATAAAGGTTTGTGTAGCAGGCTCGCCTTCATTAGAACAAGCCAAACCCATTCTTCGTGGTATCATATACACAACATCAGGTGCTTTGAAATTAGGATGGCGATTTGCCTTCCAAGTTCGTAAATTTGTTTTTTGCATATCTATCTCCAATAAAGTTCACGATGTTCCTTCTTCAACAAATCCCCAGTTCTACACCACCAGTCATTCGGACTCGCTTTAAGATACTCCTCAAACTCAGGGCAGTTCTCTTCGTGAGTAAGATGAGGATGAGAAGTAGGCTTGAACTGATGCACACACAGCAAGTCTGCATGATTGCCGCCATAAATTCTTGGTGGCATAACATCTTTCGCCTGATGCCACACCTTGTTGAGGTCAATGAGTTCTGCCCCATCCAGTTCCTTCAGGACATTATCAATCTTACCCAGCACACGATTCAGGACTTCTGCCCTATCCGTGCCACCCTTAGCAATTAACCAATTAGCATCACTCAGGGCACTTCTAATCTGCATATCAAGTTCCATAAGCCAAAATTTATTTGTTAAAATGGAATTTCATGGGATTTAAGAAACTCATCAATAAAAGTATCGTCTTCCCACTCCTCCTTCAAACGTGCTTTAGCCATATCAAGCATGCCATTTTGGTTAAAAGTACCAAGAATATAAGATATATCAACAACCAACTTCTTTATTTTCTTGTTTATAGCTGGAAGTATCGTCTTAAACTCTTCAAAAGTAAGTATCGTATCTGGTAAATTATCAGCAGACACTTCAACTTCCTCCTTAGATGATTTTCTACTCATAGACTCGATATAGCCTTTTAAAGCTTTTCTATCATCATACGTGGTATAAAGTTCATCAAACCTCTCATAAAGAGAATTAAAATCATTTTTCATAAGCGTTTTTTACTTTTTTGTTGCTATTACTATTACTTATTATCCAAATATAATTATTAAAAATTAAAATGGATAGATTTTTGATTCCTTTGGATTCTAGGTTCCCCTTAACGCACACGTATGTGAACGCATCAGAAAACCTAAGATGTCATGGATGAGTTCCGTCAACCCCCATCATCTGGTCACTTGATAATTCTACATCAGTTAACCTAAGCAGCATAAGGAGTAGATTTCCCCTCCGCTCGTCTTCTGCTATTAGTTCCTACGATTTGCCATGCGGTCTTCCTTGCAATTTATAGACTCGATGAATCGGAAGGTATCTAGCCCATAGTCTTCCATCTTGTCTTGTCTCAAACTCAGGGGAATAAAAAAGAACCCCCGAGTGTTGGTTACGGACAACGACTCAGAGGTTCATATCTTGTAGGCTTACGCCTTGAAAGGAGGACTACTTTAGTCTGTCAACCGTAACATTGACGATGCAAAGATAGAAGCTTTTTCTGAAACTACCAAATGTGAAAAAATATGTAATTCGTTAATCTGTAAGATATTCAGATTTTAGGTATACGCTTGGTATGCAGTAGACATACAAATGATTACAAAGTTAAAGTAGGTTAAAGTACATTTGGCATTCAAGTTTATTTTGTTACCTTTGTAGCGAGCAAAATAAGCGATTTAGTTTCTTTAACTCTTTTATGTTACTATTTTGTTACTCTATAAAAACAGACTATTTCTAACAATATTGACTACCAATAGGTTACAAGATTCAAATAAGCATTCATAATGTTTTTGTATAATATGAGAAGGAGTGCTTGTGAAAGTACTCCTTTT